TGTGGTGTACATTGTGAACATTGCATTGTACTATCTGCATAAGCGAATAGCACCGCAGAATATACCTGCTCATGTCGTGCTTGCTTATGACAATGCCATTCAATGGATGATGATGGCGGCAGGAGCGAATACGGGCATCACAGCGAACATTCCACGCATTCAACCGAAGGTAGGTTACCGAACACGAATGAGCAGCGTTAAGAAGAACACAAATCACTATTAAGAGCATGGCAAAGTCAAACAATATATTCAGGAATCTGCGAAACTATTTTTTTCAGTACACATCAGCGCATGACACGAAGATGCCGGGCAAGTTAGGTCAGGCAAAAGACATCAGGCATGAGAGTATTGCACAGATAATTTTCAGCAGGGCAACGCAGGACATCAAGAAATGGCGTGATGCAGTTGTGGAAGCGGAGGCAGGTATTGAAATCATGCGCCAGCGTGTGAAGATGCAGCAGATATACATGGACACGCTTTTCAATGGTCATGCGTTTGGGTGTTACGAAGTAAGAAAGCAGAATGTACTAAAAAAGCAGTTTGATTTGATTGATGCAAATGGAAACATTAACGAAAAGGCAACGGAATTGATTCGCAAGGATTGGTTTTTCAGAACCATTGATGCAAAGATGGATTCGCTTTTTTATGGATATTCATTGCTCAACTTTTCCGATGTCATCAATAACGAATTATTCAGCAGAGATAGAGAGGGCAACCCTGCACCCATAACCGTTATACCTCGTCCGTGGGTATCGCCTGACAGGCTAAGAATATCATCCGTGCCCTACATGATTGGCGGCACACCATTCAGGGATAAAAATTACAAGGATGATTTTGGAAACTGCCCTTTTGATTGGACATTCTATTTCTCTACTCCATCGGACAACGGAGTGGCAACCTGCGGATATGGTTTGCTTTACAAGGTTGCATTGTATGAGATTTATCTTCGTGCATTGATAGGTCAGTATGCGACATTCGTTGAGTTGTTTGGTCAGCCGACAAGGCACGGAAAAACGATGAAAACAGGTGATGAGAGAGATGATTTCTTTAACAACCTTGTTGACATGGGCAGTAGTGGTGTTATCGTCACAGACCCGGCAGATGAGATTGAATTCATAGAAAGCAGAAATTCAGGTACCGGATGGCAAGCGTTTGACGAATTAAAATCCTACCTTGAAAAATCAATCTCAAAAGTTATTCTCGGTCATGCTGATGCGATGGATTCAACACCGGGCAAACTTGGTGCGAACACAGAGATTCAGACTGCCATCAAGATGAAAGAAAGTTTTGATTGCAAAGCGGTGGAGCATGACATAAATGTGGAGGTGTTGCCGAAGCTGCGGAATCTTGGTTTGGACATTCCCGAAGGATTGCAATTTGTATTCAGAAATGTGCAGGAGCAAGAGGAATTCAGGAGAAAAGAAGACGAGAGCAACAAGATAACTGCCGACCTTGTTAAAACATTAAGTGATGCAGGGTACAAGGTAGCACCTGAATGGATTCAGGAGCGCACAAGCATTCCCATTACCGAGAAAGAGCAGACAAATCAAGCGGAAGCCGCAAGTGCAGCAGAGAGAATAAAAAATCTATACAATAACATATGAGCCAAATTATCAACAAGCATTTTAACTACATCAACAAATGGACAACGCAGCACAACTTAGGCATTGATGCCATTGCATCAGCGGTGACATGGCACAGGCTGCGAATGATGCCTTTAAAAACAATCTATGTGAGTATGCGCTATTGGAGTGAGTGCTTGCATTGGCTGGAAGGACAGCGAAAAAAGAAACGCATCACAGATGAGCAGTTTGACATGGTTGTGGTTGAAAAAAGTTTTGATTTTGATAGTGTAGAAATCAAGCCGAGTGAGTTGTTATTAAGCAGCAAGCCGATGATATTTGAGTTCCACGAAAAAGCAAGCGACAAGCAAATAAAGCAAGCCAACTGATGGAAGGTTTGCCATTTGAATACGATGTTGCTGCGCTGATAACAGCGATATTGGAGGGATATATCAGTACCGATAATCTTCCAAGAGGATTGTATTTAAAAATTGCCGAGCATCTGAATAAAGGTGTTGATGAAGGGCTTGGTGATATTGTGCGAAGCAATTACGCACCGGATAAACTTCTGCAAGCCGAGATGCGAAACAACATCTATATGTTCAGCGGCGCAAAAACTTATCAGCAGGTGCGTGATATGTCGATGATATTAGCAGGAGGTACTGACATTGCAACATTCAAACAGGTTCGGGAAGCAGCCACGAAAGTATTCAGGACATACAATGTAACATACTTGCAAACGGAATATGATACAGCCATTGGCATGGCACAGAACGCAAGGAAATGGAATGATTTCGAGCGTGACAAAGCCAATTTTGATTTGCTCGAATACGATGCTGTGATGGATTCGAACACATCGGACATCTGCCGACCACTTGATGGCATTCGATTACCCGTTGACCATCCATTTTGGAATACGCACTCACCATTGAATCACTTCAACTGCCGATGTTTTTTAAGAAAGGTCATTGACAAGATGCCAACGAATGCACAGAAGGTGCAAGCTGTGAGCGAAAAAGTCACACCAAAAATGCAGGATATATTTAAGATGAATCCCGGGAAGGACAAGATTGTTTTTTCCGAGAAGCATCCATACTTTGATGTTGCGCCCAAGGACAGGGAGCGACAAAAAGATAATTTCGGATTGCCTAAACCACCAAAACCATAAACCATGAAAAGCCCCGATAAAATTCGCAGAGTTGAAAACTACACCACTAAATCATTGAGCGAGATATGCAGGGCGTTGGGGATAAAAAGCGATACAAAAGAGTACAGCAACTTAAAAGTATCGTATTTCCGAATGACAAAAAAGGGCGAGATAAAACGACCAAAATCAAGCGGAAACAATACGAAACAGGTCATTGAAAAAATACCTGAACCAACGATTGAGCAGCGTATCAGTTTTGATTTGCAGAAAGCCGAAGAAAATGCAAGAGTAAGGGAGTACAAGGATAAATATAACTACACCTTGAAGATGTGGCAGGAAGCGGAGAAACGATTTGATGCGTTGGTATCGGTTAAGCAAGCGGTTGACACATACACCATCGAGCCATTAACAAGCACAGGCAAAGAAGAAGCATGCCCTATCATCATGCTTTCAGACTGGCATTTTGAGGAAAGAATCGACAGCGAAACCATCAACGGGCTGAACGATTACAACCTTGACATTGCATCCACAAGGTGGAATAAATGCATTCAAAATTCATTAAAGCTGGTTCACAAAGAAAGATTCAGCAGCGAGATAAAACAGGCGATATTGTGGCTTGGAGGTGATTTCATCACAGGCTACATCCATGAAGAACTTGAAGAAAGCAATTACCTGTCACCAACGCAAGCGGTTCGATTTGCGAAGGAGCGAATAATCACAGCGATAAAATTTTATTTGCAGCATGGCAAATTTGAAAAAATCACCATCGTTTGTAATTACGGAAACCACGGAAGAACAACAAAAAAGCCGAGGGTATCAACAGCGTATAAAAACAGCTACGAATGGATGATGTACAAGGACATTGAGGATTACTTCGCAAACGAAAAAAAACTATCGTTTGTCGTTCCAAATGGACTTTATGCCTATGTAACCATCTTTGACAAGGTTATTCGCTTTTGGCATGGTGATAGCATCAAGTACGGAGGCGGCATCGGAGGATTGACCGTTCCGCTGATAAAAGCCATCCACAAGATGAACGATAGCATCCATGCAGATTACAACATCATGGGGCATTATCATCAGTTATTCGAGGCAACAAAAGATTGTTTTATCAATGGTTCTGGAATTGGATATTCAGCGTATGCACAGCGTATAGGTGCATCATTTGAAAAACCCATGCAAGGATTCAAGATGGTTGATAAAAAATATGGATTCACCACGAAGCTGCCAATCTTCTGCGAGTGATGATTCTTATCTTTGTATCATGCCAGCCCAAAAAAAGAAACCAATAGTTCGCAAGCCACGAATAAAACCCATTGCACAGCAGGAGATGCGTGAGTGGATAAATACTTTGCAGGTGCTGATGGAGAGCGAGATGATAGATTCAGAGAAAACATTGCCCGGCGGTGAGCCTGTGATGAAATCCTTCTGGACAGAGGAAGAAATATATTCCATCAAGGGCAGGATTTTTTACATACTTGATTTTATACCGACGAAATGATAGAAACATTCACATTTCTTGCCCTTGGAGCGTACTTCGGCATCATTGAGGCAATACTATTCCATCTTGTCGATTGGAATCGTTTAAAAGAGTTTAACGCAAGACGAGATATTCATCAGGTATTTTCCTTTGTCCGCGTTTTGGCATACTTTACCATTTGGGGCATTGATGGCGAGTCGCTAATGTTTGTTATTCCCTGCATCCTGATGTTTCCCTTCATACATGATGGAGTTTATTATCAGGTGCGGTATTTTTACAATTCAGGGATATACACAAAAGGATTTTTAAGCGACCCAAGTAGAAC